TTTTTATCGAAGCCTTTTAGTTGCACTGACTTGGGCAAATATTCATGACTAGCAAACTTCGACTTTTTAGGGTACTTTGCTTCGTCTAAATCTTCTTCGTCTTCGTCATCTTTCATTGCCATCTTAGTAGCAGTTGCGTACATAACATCTGTAGCACGATCACCGTAACGGTCCTTGAACTCATCCATTTTCTTTTTGAGTTCTTTTACAATCTCTTCTCTTTTTGCTTTCTGGGCATCAGTCATTTCTGCTTCAGATACAGTGCCTTCTTGTACAGACTCATAAACTTCTTCGTCTTGACCATTTGCTATATCGAGATCGGCTAAACGATTGGCGGATAAATCAAGTACTTCTGCTTCTTTGTACCCGTCTGGAAGTTCTTGTTTCTGTATCAAATGCTTATCGATAAAAGCCTGTTGTTTCTCTGGTGAAGCATTATCTCCCAAATCTTGAATTTGATCTAAAAGACCAGATTTCTCTTCTGTAAACTGCTTAAAAGATTTCATTATTGTTCCTTTTTATTATTCTGATTCTGTCGCTTCAGGCGATACTTCCGCCTGTGCTTCCATCTCAACTGGCTCACCTACATCTGATGCGCCATACATGGAATCGTATTTCTGCCCGATAGCCGCTGTCATTCTATCTGCCATAATGTTATTAAACGATACCTCAAAGCCATTTGCATCTTTGTCAATCGCACTCTTAATCAAATCACTAACACTCATGTCTATCTCCTTACCTTATTAAGTTATTTATAACCAACTGTGTTAAAAATTGCCATCATCGATATCGTCTTCTGCATCATCTGCATCTTCGTTATCTTGCTCAATTTGATCTCTCATTTTCTCGATTTCATCTTCGTTCATCATGAGAACATTCTTTCTTACCCATTCTGCTGAGTAGTACTTACCAACATAGTCGTCAATGTCTCGAAGAAGATTTAATCTTTCTCTCAAGACTTCACTTTCTTTCAACTCTTCAAAGTAGTTGTCTTGCATGAAATCATATCTGATAGAGGCTTGAATCTCTGCCCACTCTTCAGGTCTTATGATTCCCTTGAGTACTAACTGCTTCTCAAGAATTTTATCAAACAGTGTAGAGAATCGTGATCTCAATCTGCTGATAAACTTACTAAACTTAATCTCATCTCTAGATATCTCTGTTGCTCTACCTAGTGAGAATCCACTGTCTGACTCCATACGAGAGATAGGTACATTCAGAGCCTTAAATAATCTCTTCTGGAAATATAATACATCGTCTAGTTCTCCTAGATTCTGACCACCAGGCAATGTGGTGATCTCTGTACCTTTTCCACCTTCTCTTCGTGGCAACCAAAAATCGTCTGTCATACTCATGTGTCTACGATCATCTTTGACATCACCAGTATTTGCATCATATATTAAGCGATTCTTGTGCTTAGTCATCATATCTCGTAGATATTGTTCTGCTTTCATCTTAGGCAGATTACCTACATCGATATAGAAAATTCTTCTTTCAGGCGCTCTAGATATTCTGTAGATAACTACAGCATCTTCCATCATTCTTAGCTGATTCAGAGGCTTATATGCTTTCTGCAAGTGAGATATAACCAGTGTGTTATTCTCATTAAGCAAACCTGAATTAGCATTTACGATTGAGTCTTTAGCAATCTTCAAGCCTTGAATATCATTATTACCTGCTTGACTACCTATGCTATTATTTGTGTGTAGGAATCCTTTTTCACTATACACATAATACTCATTCTTAATCTCTTTTGTTAGGAATTTGCCGTCTGAAGCATTTCCACCAGACTTCTTATCTTCAAATTCTCTAATCTTACGAATCTTTCTTGGATCAATATAACGCAACTCTTGAATACCTTTTCGAGGTTGCTTTACATCAATCATAACATGATAGTTGATTCTTCCGTCAACATACCACTTTTGGAAAGTATCGTAACCAGTAGAAGAAAAGTCTAACAATTTTAATACAGTGTCAAACTCTTCTCTGATTTTCTTCTTGATGTTGTCGGGTTGATCGACTTCATCAGTAACGCATTCCACAACTTTTTGGTCTGGCGATATAGTTACCGCCTCATTTACGATGTCGTCTATTGCCTGTGAGACTTCTGGTTGTTGCAACATCGATCTATACTTCTGTACAAGTTCTGCTTCTGATCTTGCACTTCCGCTAAGGTCAAGAAAACTGCTTGCCGCAGTACCAGTTGCCGCAATATCAATCGATCCTTCTTCGGCGCCTGGTTGAATAAAAGACGGAATATTTTCCGAATTCTTATCACCTTTGCGTTTTATTTCAAACCCAAATAGTTCAGCCATAGTTTATCCTCTAATTATTGGGGGAGAAAATCTCCCCCTAAATTATCGTTATCAATTAAGCGTTAGTTCCGCCATCACCAGTAGAGCCGCCTGCGACATTCCACCAGTCATATGCAAATGTTACTTCAAATGTTTCAATTTCATCTACTGTGTTCCAATCCATAGTGATTTCACCAATATTGGTTGGGAACAAGCCATTAAAGTTATAAGTTCTTAATGGCGAACCAGTCTTAGCAAACTGAGTAATCTGAGCCTGATTCTTGTAATCAGCACCAGAAGTAATGTTACCTTCGTGAGAGTTGATTGCCGCCATCCATGCTTCCATAGCGTTACGAATCAAGAAGTCTTCATCGTTGATAACTGTAACTGTCCACTCAGCGAAAGTTCTATCACCTGCAATTTTCACCTTACGACCAAAGTATGGAACTTCAATTGTTCCAAGTGTAGCCGCAGGGATTTGTGCCGCCTGTACCATAAACGGTGTCTTCAAATCACCTGCCCCATCGACAGGATTCGTGATCGCTACTTGGAACAGTGATGCTTTTGCTCCACCGAAGGTCAGTTGGCTTTTGATTTCATTTATATTGAAAGCCATTTTTTATTTCTCCTTTCTTTTAATATATTTATTAAGCCGCACCAACGACTTCGCTGAATTCTACACCAGTTCTTACAGCTACGAAGTTCAACTGAATAAAGTTGATTGATCGTGCTGGCTTGATGTAAATGTCTCCAACAAAGCTATTTGTGTCGATAACCTGACCAGTGTTGTTAGACTCATCACAGACTACTTTAAAGTCATAGATGCCTCGTCTACCCTGTACATCTCTCAAGAATGGCTCTACTAAGTTTCTAAATGTCGCTCTAGTGAACTCATCGTTGAATTCAAATAGAGTTGATTTAGCCGCATTAGCAATTGTTTTCTCAAGAACAATGAACAATCTACGAACATTGATTCGATCAAATGCACTAGTAACCCCTGAGAATGTCTTATCACCAAACAGAACAGTACCCTGGCCTGGTTGTGTGATTACTGGATTAACACCATTCTTGTATAGCAAGTCTCTTTGTGCTTTGTTAGGGTTAAAGTTTAATTTAACAACATTCTTAACACTGCCTCTGTTGTAGCCGGCAGGTGAGAACCACGGATCTCTTAGATCGTCTGTTCTAGCACAAAGACCAGCAATGTCACCATTAAGTGGTACATAGCGATATGCGTCAGAATACTTATCGTACTGATACTTATATCCACTATCAACAACAGCATATGTACTTGCGCTAACACTACCTGCAAAATCTACAATTGTTTGTGCAGTAGTCGCAGTTTGCACAGGCGAAACGAATGCTACGCAGTCTCTACGAGTTTCAGCAACATTATCAATAATGTAGTTTGCTAATTCGTAGCCATTATTGCCTCTTGGCTTACCCTGTAGAATGAAGGATACATCTACTTGAGTTGCATCTGCAAATAAATCATAACCCAAAGCTAGTCGACCTAGTGAAATATCTTTCTCATCTTCACCATCTGAACCACCAGTTAGTGGGCGACTTGAAGAAGCGGCACTTAGATCATCTGCTTTAGTCTCAGCTACAGAAATCCACTTAGAACTTGCTACTAAGACATCTGTAATGAAGTTTGATGTTCCGTCTTCTTTTTTAGCACCTGGAGTTTCAGATACATTTTCGAATGTTTCGATAACTGATCCCGCAGTACCAGTAATTTCGCCGTCAATATCTTTAACAACAATGTGCAAGTTAGACGCAGAAGTTGGAGCAGAGTCGAATAAATCTGCGTCACCCCATGTTTTTGTGTAGTAAGCAGTACCATTCACAAGACCAGTGTAACGGCCAGCAATTGGTGCAGTAGCATCAAACTCATCAAAGAAGTTAAATGTACCAGTTGTAGAGGCGCCGCCAGCGGCAAGTGAAGTAATTTCTACATGCTTAGGTGCCGCATCTGTGTGATTTGTAGCATCTTCATATGTAGCCGCTAATTTGAATGCTCTTGTGTCTGTATCGTCATCGACTGTTTCACCCACAGTTGCATCTGCATCACTTACAGGGATAGCAAAATAAGTTTTGCCATCTACAAGACCACCAGGTACACCGGATGTGCCAGCATCAAAAGTCACTGGATCGCCAAGATCGATATCGTGAATATCGCCTCCATCAGCGTCTACCTGTGCGGCTAAAGATATAATACTTGAAGCTAGAATAGAAGCCGCTATCGCCGCCGGATTACCACCGGTTTCGTCATGAATTATGAGACCGCTAGAGTTCAAAGAACCACTATCTGAAGTTGGCGCCGCACCAGTGATTACAGTTTCAGTATCTGCCGAACCAGTAGCACTTACAGCAGTAGCATCGCCTGCCAAATATACTTCTTGGATAACATCACTATTTTCATCTGATGCTGTGCGAATAGTAATTTTAGTACCTTTAGTGAGTTTATTTAACTCAGCGGCTGTGCCCAAACCTTCGAATGTCAAAGACTTGTTTGCATCACCACCATTTGATGGATTGACAGTAACTGTACCAGTACCATTTACGCCATTAAACTGATGTAAACCTAGACCATCACTAGTACCATCACCATCACCAGTACAGTAAGATACTTCAACAGAGTTACCTAATGCACCGTAGTATTTTGCTGTTACAACATCGTTAGAACCGCCGTTGTCACCTGAAACTTTAGCATTCTTACTAGCATCGGCATTACCTAGCTCGACTACACGATTAACATAAAGAGCATTGGTATAACCTAAAAAGTTAGCCGCAGTGTAGAATGTTTCGTGATTTGTCCATGTTGTGGAATTAGTTGGTGAATTGGTAAATCTTGTGTTTGGCGCACCATAAACATCAACTAGTTGAGTTTCTGATGTGATAAGTTTTCTTTCGTTGATAGGCCCCCAACGGAATACACCTGCTAATGCACCTTCGGTTGTAGCTACAGCCGCCGTTGCATTTGTCAAGTCGATTTCACTGAAGTTAACGCCTGGACTTAATTGAAAAGCCATTGTTTGTTTCTCCTTGTTTATTCTAAAGTTATAAACCTTTATTGTTATTGAAGTTTATAAGCTATATTTATAATAATTTAGTTTTAGAGCAGCCAGCTATCATCATCATCAGATACGCTCATGCTAACGCTTTCGTTTTCTTTCTCATGATCATAACTATTAAATCCTATGGGAAGTAGGCTTTCAATCATATCATTCTCATTTCTTTCCTTTAGTTTATCTACTGTATTTATATCAGTCATCTCCTTGAAGAATACCTGATCTGACATCCATCCAAAGAGTACTAAACCCATAACTAAGTCATCATGTCTACCAGATTCTGCTTGATAAGTCTTTCCTCTTCGTGAGAAGGTCGAAAACTCGTTTACAGTATCAAAATCATTAATAATGATCTGATCTTGCTCAATCAGCATCTTAATCATGTTACAACCGACTGCTTTAACCGATTTTGTTGTTCTTATGCCTTTATCGGCATTTTTTGAAAACCCAGTCGATAGTCTTTTACCCGATCTACCTGCGCTTTCTGTTAGCAACATGGTTTCACACTCAAACTCATGATGCAGTAAGTCTGTCACTTGCCCACCAATGTCGTTAATTTCGACTAATGTGTAAGCATCATTATATCTTTTGAGTACATTGTGTATTGTACTCGCATAATCAATTGGGCTAATTGTGTTATCTCGATACACGAACACTTGTTTATATGGCATCTCAGTCACATCTATGACATGAAATGCTGAATAATCTAGCCCCTTTCCTCGTGATACATCAGCAATAAGACAATAGATATGGTCTTTTACTGGTTGTTCATATACTTTCATCTGTGGAGTTTCAGCAATAGGTCGTTGAGTTACTAGTGTTTTTAACTTAGCACCATCAATCAATGTACCCGAAGAGCCTAAAAATCCACACTCAAATTCTTGATTAAACTTTTGTTTATCAAAATCCATAGCCGCAAGTGTCTCTTGTTTCCAAGCATCGTCACGACCAGGCACTTTTTGCCACGGCACTTCAACATACTCAAATCCATTAGTATCTTCTTTTGCGCCTTGACAGGTTTTGTAAAAGTGATTCAAACCATTTGGTGTTGATGTATACAACATCTTTGTAGTCTCACCAGA